ATCTGAATTAAACCAGATTGGTTCATTATTTTGCATTGATTGCTCCTTGTAAAAATCTTGTCCATGATGTGCCTTTAACTTTCCAATCATAAAATCTATTTACAAATTTCTTTTGAAAATCTAAATGGTCCTGGATGCCTGGTTCCTGTAGCGATTCACCTGCTATTTCTATACTTGATGCAAATTTTTGAGCTAAAGATTTATAGTCATTAGAGTATGGAATATACATTGGAAATTCAGAACAAGTTTCAAATAGAGCTCCATAATTAGTAGTTATACAATATAGACCTGCAGCCATAGCCTCTAATGCTGAGATACAAAATGTTTCTTCCCAAATACTTGGATACACAAATAATCTATAATCTTTTAAATGTTCTTTAATATATTCATTAGGTTTATAACCAATATAATTTACATTAGGAAGTTGTCTAGCTTGTTCATATAAAGCTTCATATTGTTTATCATTGGCTTCTGCAAAATCTTTCCCATATACTTCACAAGAAGAATAAACATCTAAACTAATTAATGGATTCTTAACTAGTTGCATAGCACCTAACAATACAGATAAACCTCTCCATGGAGTACATTGGTGAATAATTTTTATAGGTTGACCTTTTTGATAAGAAGATTCAACTGGATCAATATTTTCAATACCATTTTTTATAACTACACATTTTTCTGTAGGTAAACCAAATGCTTGTGTAAATTTTTCAAAACTCCAATTAGAATTAAATACATACCAATCATATTTATGATGGTTAGATTTATCTTTAAACCATGGTGCTAAATTACTTTGATCATATGAATTTTTTTCCCAAAGTATATTTACTTTAGTTGGATGTAATGGAGTTTTTTCTGGAACGGATGTACAAATTTCAACTTGATCTAATAAATTAGAATCAACATGTTTTCTTAAATATTCAAATTGTAATTCTGTTCCGCCTCTAGGATTTTGGTTTGTCATTATTTTGATTCATTACTTTCTGTAAAACGTTTAGTCCTTTCGGTGATACATGAACTGTCAAATCTTGAGCAACATGTTCTGCTACTGTTTCAGTATTTGGATCAGCTATATCAGCGTCTTTCTCTACTTCGTCTTTATATATTTTATTAGTTCTAGTATTTCTTAGAACTACTACTGTCGTACAATCTATTTTTAATATGTCTTTATCCATTTTGTTGTGATCTATCTATTAAAGCATAACTAACAACACCTGTAATTTCATTTGCTGTGTCCGCTTGCATTTTTATAGCATCTCCTGCTTCTAAATTCAAGGTGTTTTTTAACATATTAACCGTATTTTCATTAAGTATCTCATGTGATATTAGTACATCCGCACCTGCTCCATTTTTTCTAATTAATAAATCGGTATCAACAGCACTGGCAGTGTTATGAACAGCTTGAACTGTTTTAACTATCCCCACAGCCGATGTAGGAATAGTCAACACTGTGGTCACATTAGTAGTTGTTAAATTAAAAGTTTCGTTTTGATATTGTATAGTCATTAGGATAAAAAATAATTATATGTATCTTGTTCTTCTTTTAAATCATTTTGAAATGAAAAATTTAATTCATCTTTTAAAGTAGTTAAAGCCTGTAGAATTTGTCTTTGATTTTCTACCTCGTAATCTTGTTTTGGTTCAGGTATATATGCAGTTACTTTAGCCATTATCTTCTACCATCGGGTTTTGCATCTAATCTTAATGTACCATAACGCCATGTTTCACCTACCGCATCATTTTCTATTTTAAGTGACACTAATCTTCCTCTAGCTCTAGTGTCTATTTTATCAGTAGAACTTGTAATTGTAAAGGGACCAAGAGGTGAACTTATTGCTGTACCACTTGGATAATCATTTAATAATAGAGTTATTTTTGAATTACCTGTTAGTAATTTAAAATCAGGTATAAATCTTTTTACAGACATAATATATTCTCCATCTCCTCTAAAATCTACTGAACCTGCTGCTTTACCTTGAGCAGTCATTCTCGAAGTTATATCAAAATCTCCAGATTGAATAAAAGCATTAATTGATGTTGTACCACTACTATTAATTTGATCAGTTCCGGTTTCTTGAGCATAGTAAGTAGATGCACCATATGTATTTGTAATTCCTTGTATTGGAAAATTAGGTAGTGCTGTTTTATTATAATCAGTTGCATAAGGTAAATTAAAAACTCCTTGATCTAAATAGCTAGTTCTTGAAAGTGAACTAGTGGTCCAACAATTTTCTGCATAGTTATAAACTACACATCTGTCTATTTGGTTCGAACCTGCTTTAGGGTAGAACCAATTAATTTCATTATATAAAGTATTATGTTCTGCATAAATAAGAGGACTTGAAGAATAATTAATTCCTAAATTATCTCCCTTATCTGTAAATACAAAATCTTCAACTAAACATGGTAGAGCTTTTACAGTACCGTCAAACATAAAGAATCCACCTTCACCCGACATCCAAAAGACAATACCATTAGAATAGCTTAATGCATTCTGTCCAATCAAACCACAGTTAGTACCCACTTGTCTCACTGAAAAAGTAAAAGGTGGACCAACGTATTGAATTACATAAGCTGCAAGATCTGTTAGAACTAATGTATAATCTTTACCAGAAACTGCTCCTATAATTTCATTACCTTTATCTAATCTAAAAGTCCCCGCAGTGTTTGTTGCTGTGGGTTGATAAGTATTATAATCTTCTTGGTTAGAAAATCTTATAAACATTGGATCAAATGTTGTGCTACTTCCAACAGTTGTCTCTGTTCCAAAATGAAATAAATGTCTATCCCTATCTGAAACTTGTGTTAATTTTGTTTTAGTAGGAGCATTAGCCATAACAACAGCTCTGTTTGCTCTAGGTGTAGCAGCTCCCGCATTCCATGTAAATGTTTTACCATTATGAATAGTTGCTATTAATATTTGACCAAAATTATCTAAAGACCAAAGACCTGCATCTAAAGTTACACCACTGGTTGCACTTGCAGTTCCCCATGTACTTGAACCCCAAGTAGATGTTCCCCACCCTAAACCTGCAGTTTGAAATGTTGGACCAACAATTTCATAAGGATCAATCTGTGCCGAACCTGTTGAAACTACTGCTCCTGAACTATGAGCTGATCTAGTTCCAGAAACAGCTCTTGTAATTCCTGTTAAATTATTTACAGATACTCCAGTATAAGAAATAGATTCTAATCCTACTGATATAATTCCGCTTGTTGCAAAACCACTTGTAGAAGTTAAAGCAATACTTGTACCAGTTCCTCCAGTACCTGCAGTGTCATCTTGTAAACCACCATTTAAAGTAGTAGATGATGCCGATGAATTAGAAGGCATTGTAATTTGAAATGTACTAGCTGTTTTATTTAAAACTTCAAATGTATTACCTGTAAAATCGGTCGTTGCATATCCAGAATTTGTTGGAACAGTAACTGATGAAAATGTTACATATCTTCCGTTTAGTAATGCATGTGATGGTTTGCTAACTGTTACTGTAGGAGATCCAGAAGTTGTACTAAAGGTAGCTCCAGTAATAACATCATCATCCAAAGGACTAATGTCAACAAACTCACCATTATAAAATAAAAATAAACCTTGAGACGTTCCTATAGCCGAATATTTTTCTCCGGCTATTGAAGTAAAATCATGTTGTGCTCTTGCTACTCCGGGTAAAGTATTATTATTTGTAGTTAATTGCGACCATCCACCTATTTTCTCTGGCAGACCATATCTAAATCTAACAAAATCTCCATCAACCCATTGAGATTCAGCCCCTGATTCAGTGATTTGTTTATTAAAACCAGGTTTAAAGTTTAATTTTTGTAGCATAGTAATTGATTATATATTTAGATTTACTTAAAATCTAGCTCTTATTACCATTCCAAACGTCGAAGGAACAATTAAAAGCTATCACAGTTTTACGCTTTTTGGAAGTGTTCTTTTTAGATCGGTGGTATTTATATGAAGGAAATATAATAATATCACCTTCTTTAGCATCTACGCTAGTACCATCTAAAAATTCAGTGGTCATAGACTTGTCAGGAAGCTCTAGATAATATACTCCTGCAAACTGAGATTCTCCGTGGTTATGGTAATTATGAGAATCACCTTTTATATACTGTTGAAACCATCCAGATTTTATACTCCAAGTTCTAGATTTAAATAAGTCACATAACATAGCCATATGATCCTTAAGGTCATGATAAAAATACTCTAAGTATTCTCTTTCAAAATTTTTAGGTAAATAAAAATCAGAGTGGTTTATAGTATCACCAGCTTCTTTAACACGAGTTGGTGGTATGTTAGAAATTAATTTTAAAAGATGTTCTTTTATCTCAGGATGTTTTTTAAAAGGATGTACCCACATTAAAGTTTAAACTGTCCCACAGTCTCACCTTGATTAGTTATTTCACCGTATTTACCTCGTAACACTGTATCAAAAGAAATAGATAGACGAGGTTTTTTATTTTGATTGGTGTCTACATAATGAAAAAAATAAGAAGGGAATATTATAAAATGGTCTTTTATACAATTGTAATGACATACATTACTATTGATTTGATTATATTGTTTAATAATAGGTAAATTTGGTTGAGGATGAGGTCTTATAAATTTTATAGGTGGGTAGTCTGTACCATCACCATCTAAAAATAATGTACCACTTAAAAAAGTATT